GTGCCCTTTCTCCCCCCGGTACCCCCCAAACCCGGAGCATGTAACTACGATTAGGCCCATGGCCGCCGAACCGCCGCCGATACCGCCGAACTCGGCGCCGGGCGGCCTCGCGTTCTACCTCGAGGCCGGCGGCCGGCTATGGGCTATGCATACCGCCACCCCCGACGCCCCGCCCGGCGAAGTCGAGCGGTACGCGGCCGCCGATGCGACCTTGGCCGGCGAGCTCGCCGCCCGTTTCGGGGAGGCGACCCAAACCGTGTACGACGGGGACACCGGCGAGGCGGTCGCCCGGTACACCGTCACCCCCGAATGAGCGCCTACCGCCTGACCGTCACCCACGGCCTACGCTCCGGTACCTCCGACGCGGCCGCGTTCCCCGCTTTGCGGACCGTGGGCCGCACCCTCGAGGCCCTCGCCGGCCATGGCGCCATTGTCGAGCTCGAGGCCTTCGCCGGCGACATGGTGACGGTTTGGACGTTCAAGGCGGGGAACAAGGACCCCGCCGGTATCGCCCTCGGCCTCGGCGACCTGCTCGAGGTGATCGCCCCCGCCCATTGGCGCATCGTTCACGATCCATGAGCGCCGCCCCTAACGCCGATTATGGCGAGGATGACGACGTGGCAGAGCCTCAGCCCGGCACGATCGGCGTCGCTAGCGGAACGGCAAAATGCCACCACTGCGGGGAGCGAATCCGCTCCACGGTCGAGGGGTGGGAACATATCGACACCGGAGCGGTCCTGTGTGAACCCGCCCAGAACGACCGATCGGCGCCCTCGTGAGCGCCGGCGGCCGGCAACTCGAGCTAGGGATGGCGGCGCCGCCTCGAGCGGTGCGACGGATACGCCGTAACGCCGAGCTCACGATCAAGGCGCTCCGGGCCGCCGGGCGCCTCGAGGCCGGCGACGCGCTCCTCCTCGCCCTTATCCGCACGACCGCCGATCGCTGCGATGAGCTCCGGGGCGCCGATGGCCGCGAGTACCACGAGGCTCAGGCTCTCCGGTTGGCGGCCGAGCTCGAGCAGCACCTCCGAAACCTAGGGGCGCCGGCGTTTGACGCTTTCGACCAGCTATTGGCAATCACTCAGGGTCCCACCCCGCCTAGCAACCCCGCCTAGCGGCGCCCCGTCTTTCGGCCCGGCGGTCGACGCGGTGGGCGCCGCCCTCTTTGGCCGCCCGATGCAGGGGTGGCAATCGGCGGTGAACCACGTGGCCGGCGAGGTGGACCCCGCTACCGGTGACATGGTGCATGGGGTGGTGGTGCTTCACGTGCCCCGCCGGGCCGGTAAGTCTGCGATCTGTCTCGCCCAACTCGCCCGCCGGGTGATCGGTCAGCCCCGCTCTCAGTCGTGGTACACGTCGCAATCCGGGGGGGACGCCGGGCGCGTCTTTCGCCGCGAGTGGCTACCGGTGCTCCGCTCGAGCGGGATGGCCCGGCGCCTCAAGGTGTCGCTACGGGCCGGCGCCGAGGCCTTCGAGCTCGCCGAGCGGGGCTCATCGGCGACGTGTTTCGCCCCCGTCGAGACCGCGTTACACGGCACGAATGTCGACCTTGCCATCGTCGACGAGGCATGGGCGCATGACGCCGACGCCGGGCGGGGTATCGAGCTCGCCGTTTTCCCCGCCCAACTCACGAGGCCCGGAGCTCAGACGTGGATTGTCAGCGCCGGGGGGACGCTCGAAAGTACGTGGTTCGATGGGTGGCTCGAGCGGGCCGAGGGCGCGCTCGCCGCCGGCCGGCCCGGTATCGCCCTGTTTGAGTGGGGCGCCGACGCCGGCGCCCCGGATTATGACCCCACCTCGCCGGCGACGTGGTGGACCGCTCACCCCGCCCTCGGCGACACGATCCGGGAGAGCGCGCTCGCCGCCGACCTCGAGCGGGCGTCGGATATCGCCGCTTTCGAGCGGTCGGTATTGAACGTGTGGCCGCGCCCCCGCCAGTTGGGAAGCTCGCTAGACCTCGAAGCGTGGGCCGCTCTCGCCGATCTGGACGTGGCCGCCCGGCCGGCGGTGGCCGCTTTCGACGTGTCGATCGACCGCACGCATGCCGCTTTCGCGACCGCCGGCGTGGCCGGCGATGGCCGCACCGTGGTTGAGGTGGTGAATCACCGCAAGGGGGTCGATTGGATCGAGGCCGAGGTGAAAGCGTGGCGCCGGGCGAACCCTGCCGGTCTCGTGGTCGCCGACGCCCTGGCCGCCGGCACCGTGGCCGAGCGCCTCGAGCTCGCCGGCGTCGAGCTCCTCCGCACCGGTCAGGCCCAAATGGGCCGGGCGTGCGCGGATTTGGTCGACCAAGTGAACGCGGCGACGATCGCCCACCGGGCTCAAGCGGTGCTCGACGACGCCCTCGCCGGCGCCGGCCGCCGCCTGATCGTCGACGGGTGGGCGTGGTCGAGGCGGGGCTCGAGTATCGACATAACCCCGATCGTGGCCGTGACCCTCGCCGCGTGGGCGTGCCGCGCCCACCCCCAACCGCCGCCCCCGTTCGTGGCCGTCGCGCGGTGATGGCACCACCCCTTGCAGTTACCGGCGAGTTACATCAATGTCATTCACGTGTGGGGCTCGCGTAGCCGGCGGTTAGAGGGGCGACTAGCCGAGCTCGAGGCCGCCGCCGCCGGGTCACCCCCGCCTACCGTGACGGTTACCGCCGCCGCCGGCGCCGGCGCCGATCCGTGGTCGACCATCTTCGGCCGGAACACCGAGCGGGCCCTCGCGATAGCGGTCCCCACCCTGGCCTACATTCGCAATCAGCTCGCCGGCGGGGTGGCGTCGATGCCGCTCGACCGGTACCGGCTCAACCCCGCCGGCAAGCCCGAGGACGCCGATCCGGGGTGGTGCAAGAACCCCGACCCCGCCCCGGTGATGGCGCCGTCGGTGTTTTGGTCGTGGGCGATCGACGACCTTTTCTTCGGCGGCCAATGCACCCTCGTGGTACTGGCCCGAGACTTCGCCGGTTTCCCCGTCGCTTTCCGCCGGGTGCTGCCCGGCCAGATGATCTACGGGCCCGACGCCCTCGCCTACGGCTATCCCATCATGGCGCCGGTGATCTATCTCGGCGAGGAGATACCGCCCGAGGATGTCATCGTGATCCCCGGCCCGCATGAGGGGATATGCAACTACGGCGGTGCGATCATTCGCGCCGCGCTCGCCCTGGAGACCTCGAGCGCCACCGCCGCGGCCGAACCGCTGCCCAACATCGACTTGCACCAAACCGGGGGGGAACCGCTCTCCCAAACCAAGGCCGACGAGCTCGTGGCGTCGTGGAAGGCGGCCCGGGTGCTAGGCGCGACCGCCTACACCCCCCAAAACCTCGAGGCCCGCGCTCTCGGATTCTCGGCCGCCGACCAGCAGTTGGTCGAGGGGCGCCAGTACATGAGCACGCAGCTTTCCAGGATGGCCGGCGTGAACCCGGTACTCGTGTCGGCGGCCATGGGGACCTCCTCGAGCTACGTGTACACAAATCAACAGGATTACCGGGCCGCGTTTCTCGACGACGTGCTCGACTCCTACCTCCGAGCCATCGAGGGGCGCCTATCCGCCAACGACGTGACCCCCCGCGGCCAGTACGTCGAGTTTGACCGCGACGCATATACGCGTATGCCGCTGATCGAGCGGGTCCAGATCATGGTGGGCGCCCTCAAGGGCGGGTCTACCCCGGAGATGGTGAACCAACTCGCCGAGGCCCTCGACCTTGATTTCGAGATGCCGACCGACCCCGCCCCGCCGCCCGAACCGTCGCCGCCGGCGGCCCCGCCGGCCCAACCTGTACCGGCGCCGGCGCCGCCGGCGGCTCTGCCCCCCGGAGGCCCCTAGTGGCGCCGCGTAAGCCGCGAGGGATGAGCTACGAGGAGGCGGCCGAGCTCAAGGCGGAATGGGGCCGCCGCCTCGCCGTGATGAACGCGCAGTACGCCGCCGCCCACCCCCCGCTACCGCCCCGCCGGCGCCGGAGGACAGTACGCGCAGTACAGACCGGCGACACCCCCGGAGGTGGTACCTGATGCCCGCTATCTCGATCCGTACCTCGGCGCCGGGCGCCGGCCTTGTCGCCGACCGGGCCCGGCGCACGATCACCGGCCAGGTAGTGCCATGGGGGGTCTACGCCATGGTGTCGACCGGCCAGACCGTCGCATTCGCCCGCGGCTCGCTCACCCTTTCGGAGCGGGCGAAACTTGTGCTCGACCACGACCCCACCCAACCCGTAGCGGTGTACGTCTCGGCGACCGACACCCCCGCCGGGCTCGAGGCGACGTTCCGGGTACCGGCGGGCGACCGGGGCGATCAGATACTCGCCGAGGCCGGCGACCTTCGCGACGGCCTCAGCGTGGGCGCCGAGGTGGACGCCGCCACCGACACCGACGCCGGGCTATGGGTGACCGCCGCGAGGGGCCGCCACGTCGCCCTCCTGTCCGAACCCGCTTTCGACACCGCCCGCGTGACCGCCGTGACCGCCGCACCCCCAACCCAAGGAGTCCCGACCGTGCCCGATGCCCCCGCCCCCACCGCCCCGCCTGCCCCCGCCCCGGTGGTGGCCGCACCGCCGGCGGTGCCCGCCCCGGCGGCCCCCGTGCCCGCCCCAGTCGCCCCGCCGGTACCGGTGGAGACGGCAACCGCGGCCGGCACGGTGGCCGCCGCTCACCCCGCCCCCGTCGTGGTGGTCCGCGACCCGTACCCCTACGCGGTGGCGTGCGAGGCCGGCGGGCCCAGTTTCGTGCGTGACGCGTTCGCTTCGCTCGAGAACCCCGGCTCACCCGAGGCCGACCGGTGGCGGCGCGGTCAGGCCATGGCCGCCGACCCGGCGGCGCTCCGGGCCGGTATGGTCCGCCTGGCCGCGGCGCCGGTAGGCCTGGCCGCGGCCGGCGAGGGGACCACGACCGGCGACCCCGGCCTCGTGCCCGACCGGTGGCTACCGGGCCGCTTCGTGCCCATGCGCGGCGCGAAGGCCCCTCTTTACACGGTGCTCTCGAAGTACCCCACCCCCGACTTTTCGACGCTGATGGTGCCCCGCACCGAGAGCGAGGCCGGGCTATCCGGTACCGGGCCCGATGAGCTCACGCCGATCGTGCCCGGCACGATTGGGACCGACGCCGACCCCATCGTGATCGAGGAGGTAGAAGGGTCCTACCGGTTCTCCCGGAAGTTGCTCATGGGCTCGAACCCGGCCATTGACAGCATCGCTCTCGCCGCCCTCGACCGGGCGTGGCTCGCCGACGTGGAGGCCCGAGCGGTGGCGTTCTTCACCCTGCCGGCCAACTCGACCGCGTGGGGGTCGACCTACGCGGACGGTATCGGCTATATCGCAAGCCTTCGGGGCCTCTTCGCCGCCATGGCCGCCGGCACCCTGTACACCTCGACCGATGCCATACCGGCGGCCAAGGAGTACGAGGCGGCCGCCGCCGCCGACGACACGACCGAACGGCCTTTGTTGCCCTACGGCAACAGTGTCAATAGCGCCGGCGCGTCGGCCGAGGCCTACGCCGCTCTCGAGGTGCAGGGGGTGCCCCTCTGGCCGGGCCCGTACATGCCCGCCGACAAAACCCTCGTGCTTGACCAGTCCGTCAACGCGGCGGCCGCCTTCGTGACCCCGGTGATGAACTTCCGCCTCGAGTGGACCGGCGACGGCAACGTCAAGGTGCTGCAGTTGACCAAGTATTCCGGCGTCGGATTCTGGGCGCAGTACCCCGGCGGTATCCACGTGATCACGAACACGACGCCGATCGCCGCCGGCGCCGGCGCCGGTGGGGGGAACGGTGGGAGCGGTGGCGCCGGCGGTACCGGTAAGAAGGCGGCCTAGTGGCGGGGGGGTGGCCGGCGGCTAGCGATCTGGCCGCTTACCTCGGCCTCGATCCGGGCGACGATGACGACCGGGTGGCGGCCGCCAACGACGCCGCGATCGCCGACGCGGTCGCGGTGGCCGGATTGGACCCCGAGCTAGGTGTCGACGACGCCGGCCAGTTCGAGGCGGTGCTCAAGTTGGGGGGGTGGTGGTACGGGGGACGGAACCGGCCCGAGGGCCTCGATTCCCTCAACCCCGGCGCCGCCCCCTACGACCGGCGGGTAACCCTCGGCATTCTCATGCGCGGAAGCATGCCGATCGCGTGAGCGTGGCCGCCGCCGCCGCCGATTTGGTCGCCGCCCTCGAGGCGACCGGCCTACGCGTCGCGATCCGGGCCGGGGAGATAACCCCGCCGGTGGTACTGGTCGAGGCCGGCACCGGTACCGACACCGCCGACCCGCTCCCGATTGAGGGGGCGACGCTCACGACGTTTTGGTTGCACTACATACCGGTACGGGGCGTCGACAATCTCATGGGTGACGCCGAGGCGCTCGACACCCTGCTCGCCACCCTTTCGCCCATGGCGTGGGCGCCGATCACGTGGTCGAAAACGTCGGTAACGGTCCGCAATGACACGTGGCCGGGGTACCGCCTCGACGTGGCTCTCGCCGGCACCGCCGCACCCCTACAGAGGAGCTAGCCCCATGCCCACAATCATCAACAAACTCCGCGGCACCCTCAAGCTTGGCGACACCGCCACCGGGGTACAGATGGAAGCTCAGGTGTCGCACGTCGGTAACCCCCAAACCGTCACACGCGACGCCGCCGTTACCGTTTTGACCGGCGACGTGGTGCAGGCCCCGGCGACGTACTCCTCGAGTCTGACCGGTACCGTGCTCCTCGACCTGACCGACCCCGCCGGCGTGTACTACTACGTGCTCAACGCCAAGGGGACCGAGCTCCCGTTCGAGTTTCTGCCCATCGGCGACACCGGCCCGACGATCACCGGCGTCGTGATCGTCGACGGGTGGGATTCCGAGGAGCTCGCCGCCGGCTCGATCGTGCAATCGAAGTTTGCGTGGCCGGTGCAGGGTCAGGCCACGATCACCCCGCCGGCGGGCCCGTAGCGGTGGCCGAGGGTATCGAGGTGCAATGGACGAACGAGGCCGCCTTTACCGCGGCCATGGCCGAGCTCCGGGGCGAGCTCGACCAACCCCGCCGCGAGCTCGACGCCGGCGCGAAGCGCCTCGTGGCCGAGGCCGCCGTGAACTCGCCCCGCCTGACCGGGCGGATGGCCGGCGCCCACCGGGCCCTACCGGCGGCCGGTAAGCGGGTCTCGCTCATCATCGACACGCCGTACGCGGCGCCGATCCATTGGGGGTGGCCCGGCCATGGGATTAGTCGGCGGCCGTGGGTGGTGGCCACCTGGCTACGCTCCACCGGCCCGCTCGACGCCATGGCCGGCGCCCTGCAAGATTCCGCCGACCGGGCCGCGGCGCGGACATGACCGCCATCGAGGAACGCTTCGCCGAGGCGGTCGCCGCTACCCGGCCGGCGGTACATCGAATGCACCTCGCCGCCATCCTCGACGATGGCCGATGGTGGGAGATTCACGCCGATCAACGCGACATGCGCCGCGCCATGATCGCCATAGGCACTCAGGACCCCGACACCGACCGCCTCGGTTTCCCGCGGGCGTGCGCGTGGGCGTGGCTCACCCGTCACGCCATGATCGAGATGGGGTGGGCGCAATTCGACGCCGAATGCGCCGAGGTGACAACCATCGACGGGGTCGACCCGCTCGAGGCGGTGGACCCTACCGCCGAGGGGTCGGTCGAATGATCGCGTCCATGTCAGCCCGGACCGGTATCGCCCCCTCCGTGTTGTGGGAGCAGGACCCCACCGACCTCGCCACCCTGCTCGACGTACTCCTCGAGGAGTGATCGCCGATGGCTAAGGCGGCCGCCCTCAACCTCGACATAATCGCCACCGCCGACAAGGCCCTCGAGACCTTCGACAAGGTAAAAGACAAGGCCGGTAGCAGCTTCGGGGCGATGAAGGCGGCCGCGGTGGGCGCGGCCGGCGCGGTGCTCGCCGGTTTGGGTGACGCCACCAAGGCGGCCTCCGAGCACGAGGTGAACGTCGCCAAACTCGGCCAGGCCTACAAAGACGCCGGCGTGCCCGCCGATGACATGAAGGCCTCGCTCGAGGAGATAGACAAGGCGTCGCGCCGCACCGGCCAATCGGCCGAGGACAATATCGCCGCTTACACGAAACTCGTGGCCGCGACCCACGACTCGGCGCAAGCGCACAGCGAGCTCGCCACCGCTGAGGATCTCGCCGCGTTCAAGGGGATTTCGGTATCCGACGCCGCTCAGGCCATCAATAGCGCCATGGGCGGAAATACCCGCGCCCTCAAGGAAATGGGCCTAGCAACAAAGGACGCCGCCGGCCATCAACTCGACGCCCAACAGATCATGGAAGAACTCACCGCGGCCGTGCACGGCCAGGCCGACGCCATGGGCGACACCGCGGCGGGGAAGATGGCCCGCTACAAAGAGACCCTCGAGCAAACCAAGGTCTCGGTGGGCGAGGCCCTGCTACCGGCGCTGACCAAGCTCCTCGACATGCTGCAGCCCCTTTTCAATTGGCTGAGCCAGAACACCGAGATTTTGAAGGTGCTCGCCCCCATCGTCGCCGGCCTCGCCGGTTTCGTGCTCGCCGTGTCCGCGGCGACCAAGGTTTGGTCGGCCGCTCAGACCGTGCTGAATGTTGTGATGGATGCGAACCCGATTGGTCTGGTCATCATCGCGATCGGTCTCCTTGTCGTGGCCGTCGTCGAGGTGATCCGGCATTGGGATGAGGTATCGGCGGCTATCTCGATCGCGTGGGGGTGGCTACGGGACTTCGGCGAATGGGTGGGCGCCCATTGGCGGCCCATCGTCGAGATACTCCTCGGCCCCCTCGGCCTGCTCATCGCGAACTTCCAGACCGTCGAGCGGGTCATCGAGGACGTCATACACGCCCTCGAGGACGTGGGCCGCAAGGTGTCCGAGGCCATGCGGTGGCTCAGCCGGCTACCGTCCGGCGCCGGCGGTTTGCTCTCGAGCCTTAACCCCTTCGCCGCCCCGCCCGGCGGCCCGGCCGCCACCCCGTACGCCGCCCTTGCCACCGTGCAAGTCTTTGTGCAACCGGGCGACGATTTCGCCGAGGCCGTTTACCGGGGCCTTCGCGAGTATCAGCACCGCCACGCCCGCCCGGAGCTCCGCTCACTGTTTGGCGGGTAGCGGTGGCATCGGGAAAATGGGGTCAGTCGCAATGGAACGCCGATCAGTGGCGCCGCGGCCCGATACCGAACCCGCCGCACGCCGGGTGGGGCGACGATTGGCGATGGTGGTACCAATACGCCCGGCAAACGAAACCGGAATGGGACCTGACAACCAAAGTGGTCGAGGCCCAATGGTCGACCGAGGGTCACACCATGGGCGACGGCACCCTACGCGGCGACCTCCAGCCCGGTCACCTCACCCTCCACCTAAACGACCCGACCGGGCTGCTCGTGACGCTTTCCATGACCGGCATGATTTGGGGTCAGTACCGGCCCACCGGGGCGACGTGGTGCTACTTCATCGACACCATCACCGCCGGCCTCAGCCCGCCGGGCTCGCCGGAGCGGTGGAACGTGGTCATAACCGGTAACACGTGGGCGCAACGGCTGACGACCGGCCAATGGATGGCCGGCCCTTTCCCTCAACAGTCCGTCAATGCCCGCCTGACCGGGATCGCCGCCAACATGAACGCCGACACCGGCCTCTATCTGCCGGCGGTTACCTCCTCGATCGGCGCCGACCCCCACACGATCCCCGCCACCGTGCCCGACCCCGCCGGTTTCTGGCCGGCCTATCTTCAACAGGTACGCGACGCCGGCGCCCTCGGCCTTGTGTGGCTCGACGCGGTGGCCCCCACCGACCACGCCGCCCCCGGCGTGTTATGGCTCACCTACACCACGTGGGACAGCGCCCCGGCCCGCGCTCTCGATGAGGTGCAGTACAACGCCGGCACCGCGTGGTCTTTCGGTTTCGGGAACGTGGTTACCCGGATGACTTGGAACGCCACCAGCTACCTGGCCGCCGCCTCGAAACTCGACGTTGTGTCGTCGGGCTACGGGTCGTGGGGGGTCGAGGGCAAAACGGTGCGGATATGGGGCGACGTGACCCCCGGCGCGCCGCAAGAGGCGCCCTGCCGCACGATCACTCAAACCATTTTCGACGCGGTGGGCATGCCGAAACCGTACGTGAATCAGATCATGGCGACCTCCGGCGACCGGATGCACCCGGACGGTTCGCACGGCGCGCCGTGGGACCCCACCGCCCACGTGTGGCGCCCTCATCACGTGATGCAATGGAACCGGGAGGGGACCGCCGAGCGGTACCGGGTGACCCAGACCGCGCACCGGCTCACCGTGTGGCGGTGGGAGTCCATGCACACTCTCGAGGTGTACATACCGGCCGCGGCGATGCCGACATGAGGAGGTTTGCCCAATGACCAAAACGGCCGACGTGGTGGCCGGTGGCGACATTGTCGCCCCATGGGGGAACGAGATACGGGACCGCACCGTTCAGGTATTCGCGACCGCGGCCGAGCGCGACGCACAGTGGCCGGCGCCGCCGAACGGGGCCGCCGCCTTCACCTCCGACATGTCGATCCTGTGGTCGCGACGGGCCGGGGTCTGGCAACAGGTACACCCCCCTACCGGCCCGTTCGTGGCCGGCCTAGAAACCACGGTACTTACCACCCAGTACGGGGTTTACACGCTCGATCTCGTCGCCAATATGGGCGCCCCGGCCGGCGCCAAGCTCAAGGCGGCTACCGCGGTAGGGGCGATGGTGAACTACCCGCACCTCCATATCCGGGATATTCAAGACATACCCGCCGGGGGGACCATGCTCGCTTTCAAGGTGTACAACATGCCCGCCGGCACCCCCGCCGTTAGCGCCTATATCGACATCGCGGTAACCGCTATCTACACCATGTGACCGAGGAGGCCGCCCCATGTCTTACCAATCCCAAGCCCAACTCCAACAAGACCCCGCCTTCGCGGGCCGCGTCGACGCCGCCAACACCCAACAGGCCGCCGTGTACCGCAACGACGCCCGGCCCGCCTTCGTGGCCCTCGCCGATGCGATCATGAGGGGCGACACCCCGCCGGCCGCGGCCATGCGCCGCCTCGACGCCGCCGGCCCCGGTATCGCCGAGAAGGTCGAAACCGGCGACGGCACGATCGACCAATCCTTGGTGACGGACGCCGATTTGCTCAGTCTCACGCAAGCGAACTGGCCGACCGTCGCCGAGCTCTATTTCGAGCCTGACGGCTCACCGGCCCGACGCTAGAACCGTGGCCCTCGAGCGGGTATGGCTACCGTCACCGAACCGGGGGGGGACGCGTGGCGGTACCCGGCTAATCGTGATCCACACCGCCGAGGGGGCGCTCAGCTTCGAGGCCCTCGGCGCGTTCTTTGCCGACCCTGACGCCAATGTGAGCTCCCATACCGGTATCGACGACACGCCCGGCGTGGTGGGCGAGTACCTCGAGGCGTCCGGGGTGGCCTACACCGCGGCGAGTTTCAACGGGTGCGCGGTGCAAACAGAGCTCTGCGCCTTCGCGGCGTGGGGTCCGGCGGATTGGGCCGCCCACGACGCCATGCTCGAGAACTGCGCCCTGTGGATCGCCGAGGAGGCGGCCCGGTTCGGTATCCCCATCGTGAAACTTGACGCCGCCGGCGCTCAAGGCGGTGGGCGCGGGGTGTGCGGCCATGTCGACCTCGGCGCCGCCGGCGGTGGGCATACCGACCCCGGCCCGGCGTTCCCATGGGGCCCGGTGCTCGAGCTCGCAACCGGAGGAGGAGACATGGTTCCGTATCCGCCCACCCTCAGCGCGGCCATGATCGCGACCGCCGACGTGCCCGGCGGGTACTACATGGCCGGCGCCGATGGCGGGGTGTTCACCTTCGGCGCGGCCACCTTCTACGGGTCCCTAGGCGGGGTCGCCCTCTCCGCTGACATTGTGGCGATGATGGCGGTACCTGACGGGTCCGGGTATTACCTCATCGGCGCCGATGGCGGGGTGTTCACCTTCGGATCGGCGGTCTACTACGGGGGTCTCGGCAACGTCGCCCTCGAGTACCCCATCACCGCCGCCGACCTGTCCGACACCGGGCGGGGCTACCGGCTCACCGCCTCCGATGGCGGGGTGTTCACCTTCGGGGACGCGTTCTTTTACGGGTCCGTACCGGCGCCGGCGTGACCGCCCTCGCCGTGGTGCTCGCCGCCTACCTCGCCAACCGGCCGAGCGGGGCGCCGGCGGTGTATCTGATCGTGGTCGCCGTACTCTGCGCGGTGGCGGCCACGTGGGCCGGGTGGTCGCGGGATATCTGGCGGGTCTGTATCGCCCTCGCCGTCGCCGGCCTCGCCCTCGCCCTGCTCACCCACTAGGCCCACCATGGCCGAGCGTGTAACTACACCTCGGTACGATAGGGCGGCCCCTCGCCGGCGAATGCGACAACGCCGGCGCCGGGGCCTTGACCGAACCTACCCACCTAGGAGGCCCGGCCCATTGGCCGATCACCATATCCGCCGGCGCCGAGCTCGCCGAAGTTACCGGCCGGTAGGCCCCCGATTCTGTGAGCACCCTGTGAGTTTCGCTAGGCCCCTTGACCGGACGTACACGTCAGGGATAAACCGGCGCTTACCGTCCGATCCACGCCGCCGCGAGTGGTTACGCCTCCGTGAACACCTCCGAGGCCGAGAGCTCGAGTCCGGCCCGCGAACCGGGCGCAGTACCGGCGGGCCGCCGCCTTCGACGGTCGCGCCGCTCGAGCAAGGGGGGAACCGGTGAGCGATGGGGTCCCGCGTTTCGATGGCGCCGAGGTGGTCCGCGGCACTCAGCTACGCATATCCGGGCGGGTCGATTTCGGGCCGGCCCAACTCGAGGCCCTCGACCTCGACGCCGAGGTGGTTTACCTCGTGGTCGGGTCCGTGACCGGGGTGGGACACGAACGCATCCTCGGCCGGGTGGTCCGCTTGCACGCGGTGAAGATGACCGCCGCCTACCCCCTCGCCGCCGGCGAGGCCGAGGTGTTGCTCGCCGAGGCCCGCCGCCGCCAGTCCGTCGCCCTCGACGCCATCCTCGGCCGCGAGCGCCTCCCCTTCCCCGACGATGACGACGACGCCGGCGATACCGCTCGCTAAGGCGGCCGCCGCCGCCCGCTACTACCGCCGGCGGGGCGAACCGGGCGACGCCGAGCGGGCGCAAGGCCTCGAGGACGGGCTCGCCGCCGCGCAGCGGTGCCGCGATTGCGGCCGGCCCATATCCGACCCCGCCTCGATCGCCGCCGGCGTCGGCCCGGATTGCCGGCGCAAGGCGGCCCGGTGATGCCCGGCCGGATCGAGTACAGCGAGCTCCCGAAACGGGCCCGTAAGCAAGTACGGTCCCTCCTCGCGGGGGGTGGCGGCCGCGAGGTTGTCCGGCCGGTAGAGAGCACCCCCCGCCATACCGCCGACGACCGGATCGCATGGTGTTGCACGCGGTGCGGAACGTGCGGTGACACCCTCGCCGGCCTCGAGCGCCACGCCGAAAACTCGCGGCACTACCGATACGACACGCTCCGATGAGCGCCGCCTCGTGGTGGTGGTGGCGCCTCGGCCTCGCCCGCCTCAGGGTCCGGGCCGACGTGCTCGCCTACCGCGTCGACCTCGGCGAACCGCTCGAGCTCGCCGCCGAGGTGGCCGCCGGCGCCGTGACCGCCCACCTACTCGCCGAACCAAGGGGGTCTCTTGTCCGCGATGCCCGATGAGCTCCCGCTCCGCCGCCCGAAAGTGGTGCCCATCGGGCCGCCGCCGGCGCTCACCCACGCCGAGGAGGCCGCCAACCTCGCCGCCTGCCCCCGCACCTACCGCGAAACGCTCCGGGTGATCTACCGGCACGCGTCGCGCTCCGGGCGGCTATTCGCCGGCCTCGAGGCGCTCATGGCCGAGACTGAGCTCAGCAAGCGCCGGTTCTATGAGCACCGCGCCTACCTCGTGGCCGCCGGCTACCTCGTGGCTCAGGGTGGCGGCCACCGGGGACGGACCGCGGCCTACGTGCTGACCACGCCGCCCGAGCGGGCCGAGGTGCTCGAGGCCCTCGAGGCGGCCGGCCGCAAGCGGTGCCCCCATTGCCAGATGGTCGACCCTGACCACGCGCCGAGGGATTGTCCGGCCCGGCCGATCGCCCCCCGCCTGCCCGGCGTCGGATGACGTTTTCCACAACATTCGTTCATAGAACCCGCTCGAGAGAAAGGGTGCGGAAAATCGCACCCTTTCCAGTCGTAAAAGGGTGCGGAAAACCGCACCCTGAGCTTTCAAGAGAGCTACTGACGTATGTAGCTCTCTCTTGAGTTACTAACGCGCGGCGCGCTCGAGCTCGAAAACGGCCAGAGGCGGGGAAGTAGTGAACGGCTCGAGGCGCCGTACAATCGGTGCGACCGCCGGGGCTTAGTGCCTAACTCGCCCCGGTGATCGCACCTCAGATCAGCCTTTCGGGAGGCCAACCCATGATCGACCCTACCGCCGGGGCGCCAGCACCGGCCGAGCGCCTCGAGGCGCCCCAAAACAGCCCCGCGAGGCCCTCTCGTACCGGCCCACCGGCCCCGGCGGATATGGCGTCCGGGGCGCCGAACGCCAAACCGGCCCGGCGCCGGAAAGCGTGCCCGA